GTTGCCCGTCGAATTCGAGGCGACGGTGGATGCTTCGCTCACCGTGCGCGTGATGACGATGGTGGGCGAGCACGCTCTTGACATCAGTAACCCGAAGAGAATTCGCGAGGTCGCGGTCACACCGCCAGCGCACCCGATCGCGCTGGAACACGACCGCGAACCTCGCGATCCCGCATGACCGAGATTGCGATCCCCAACGGCTTCACGGCTCGCCCGTATCAGGCGCGCGCGATGCTCGCCTTCGATGCGGGCTACAAGCGCGGCGTGTACGTGTGGGCGCGGCGCTCGGGGAAGGACGTCACCTTCATGCACCAGATCGCGAAGATGGCGCACCGACGCATCGGCACGTACTTCCACATGCTGCCGACCTTCACGCAGGCCAAGCGCAACGTGTGGGACGCGATCGACGATCAGGAGCGGCGCGTCCTCGACCACGTCTTCCCGCCCATCCTGCGAAAGAGCACGAACGAGACGGACTTGAAGCTGCAGTTGAAGTGCGGCTCGGTGTACCAACTCATCGGCGCGGACAGCTACAACCTCGTCGTCGGCGCGAACCCGATCGGTCTGGTGATGAGCGAGTACGCGCTGATCGACCCGAGAGCGTGGCAGATTTTCCGCCCGATCCTGCAGCAAAACGGCGGCTGGGCCGCGTTCATCGGCACGCCGCGCGGCTACAACCACTTCCACGAGCAGCTTGAGATTGCCAAGCGCGAACCCGACTGGGACTACAGCGTCATCGACGCGATCGAGGCCGGGTACATGTCGCAGGAGGACATCGACCGTGAAGTCCGCACCGGGATGCCTGAGGAACTCGCGCGGCAGGAGTACTTGGTTGACTTCAGTGCTGCGAATGTTGGAGCGATACTTGGGTCGCGCATCGAGCGCGCCGAGAAGGAGGGCCGCATCTCGGACGCGGTCGAGCACGACCCGAACGCGGGCGAGGTGATCGTCACCTCCGACATCGGCTACCGCGACGCTGCCGCGTGGTGGTGGTGGCAGGCGGTCCCGGGCGGCTACAACCTGCTGAACTACGACGAGGACACCGGCCTCGAAGCGGGCGACTGGATCGAGCGGCTGCGCGCTCACGCGTTCCCGATCGGGCGCGTGCTGCTGCCCAAGGACGCCAAGGCGAAGACCATGGCGACGCGCCACTCGGTGCTGGAGCAGTTCCTCGAAGCGGGCCTGAAGTGCTCGATCGTGCCGCAGGTGCGAATCGTCGACCGCATCAACGCCGCGCGCTCGGTGGTGCCGCGCTGCAGCTTCGCGCGCTCGCGCTGCGCGAAGGGCTTGCAGATGCTGCGCGACTGGGCGTTCAAGTACGACGAGGAGCGCAAGAGCTTCTCGCGCGAGCCCGACCACAACTATGCGAGCCACGGCGGGGACGCGTTCAGCTACGGCGCGACGATGGTCGCGGAGTTCGCCGCGACGGCGAAAGAGGCGAACCGTCACCGCGACATCGGGCAACCGGCGAACTACGCCTTCAACCTCGACCAGCTTTGGCAGGATCGCGAGGCTGCATCGAATGGCCGACACTTTTGACAGGGCCGCGCTCGTGATCCTTGTCCTGCTCGCGGGCTGCACCAGCATCTCCGGTCCCTGCACCCGCGATGTCAAGGTCACGACGCATTGCGAGTCCGACGGCAAGGTGATCGTGTTCCCCGGCAAATGAAACCCGACCGCGCATTCCTCGCCGACTTCGACCGCCAAGATGCGTCGGTCGATGCTGTCGGTCGGCTTCTGGTGCGCGCCGGGTATTCGGTGTTTCGACCGCAGAGCCAGTTGCGACCAACCGCTGAAGTGCGGCGGCTCTACGCAGATTGCGGCGACCTCATCGTGCGAAAGCGCGTCGAGGTGAAGCACCGCAAGATCGACTTCACCTGCGAGGACGACTTCCCGTTCTCGACCGTGTTCATCGACGAGTGCTACCACGTCGACCGCTTCAACCCGAACACGCTCGACGCGTACTACATCGTCAACGCGAAGTTGACGCACGCCGCCGTGATTCGCGCGTTCACGCGCAAGTGGTGGAAGGTCGAGAGCAATCGCGACCCGGCGCAGGACCGCGTGTGCGATTTTTACGCGATGCCGAAGTGGCTCATCGCGGACTGGGTGAGATTCGATGGCTGAAGAGCTTACCGAGTTCAAAACGAAGTCCGACCTCTACGAGCGCGAGCTTGCGGCGGCGAAGAAGGAACTGCAAAGCTGGCAGGAGACGGGCCAGCGCGTGGTGAAGCGGTACCTCGGGGGCAAGACCACGGGCGCTGGCGTCGCCGATGACGGCGGCGTGTTCAACCTGTTCTGGTCGAACATCAACATCCTGAAGGCGGCGCTCTACGCGAAGCAGCCGCGCGCCGATGTCTCGCGTCGCCACAAGGATGCGATGGACGACGTCGCGCGTGTCGGCGGGCTCATCATCGAGCGCATCCTCAACCTCGACATGGACTCGCGTGCGAGCGACTTCGACAGCGCGCTTCGCAACGCGATCGAGGACCGGCTCGTCCCGGGCATGGGGCAGATGTGGCTGCGCTACGAGCCGACGTTCGTCAACATGCCCAACCCCGACTACCAAGCGCCAGCGCCGCAGCAGGCCGCGCCCGCGATGCCGCAGCAAGCGCCGCAGATGGGCATGCCACCGCAAGCGGCGCAGCAGCCGGGAATGCCGCCTCAACCGGGCATGCCACCGCAGCAGGGGATGCCGCCGCAAGCCCCACCGCCACCGCCGATGACACCAGCAGCGCCAGTACCTGGCCCTGCCGGTGCGCCACCGCCGCCCGAGCTTGAAGTGATCGGCGACGAGCACGTCGCGACCGATTACGTCTACTGGCGCGACTTCCTCTACTCGCCCTGCCGCACATGGCGCGAGTGCCGCTGGGTCGCGCGCGGCGTGTGGATGACGCGCGAGCAACTCAAGCAGAAATTCGGCAACGACCTCGGCTCGCGCGTGCCGCTGCAAAATCCGCGCGGCGCGAAGAACAGCAGCCTGCCCGAGAACGACCCGTGGTCGAAGGCGCAGGTGTGGGAAATCTGGTCGAAGGAGTCGCGCTACGTGTGCTGGAAGGTGATCGGCTTCCCCGAGCTACTGGGCGAGCAGCCCGACCCGCTCGGGCTCACCGAGTTCTTCCCGTGCCCGAAGCCGCTCGTGTCGAACGTCAGCACCACGGCGTTCATCCCGAAGGCCGACTACCAGATGCTGCGCGACCAGTACGTCGAACTCGACGTCATCTCGGCACGCATCGCGCTTCTCGAAGACTCGATCCGCGTCGCGGGCGTGTACGACAAGTCGAGCGCGCAGATCAACCAACTGATCAGCAACCGCGTGCAGAACATCATGATCCCGGCGGACAACTGGGCGATGTTCGCCGAGCGCGGCGGCATCAAGGGCGCGGTCGATTGGTTCCCGCTCGACATGATCATCGGCGCGCTCGACAAGCTGCGCGAGGTGAAGAACGCGCTCAAGCAAGACCTCTACGACCTCACCGGCCTCTCGGACATCATGCGCGGCGCGACGGTGGCGAGCGAGACGGCGACCGCGCAGCAACTGAAGGCGCAGTACGGCTCGGTGCGGATGCAGTTCATGCAAGGCGAGCTTGCCGAGTTCGTGCAGAGCGCGCTCGCGATCAAGGCCGAGATTATGGCCGCGCACTTCCAGCCCGAGACGCTCATCCGGCGCTCGCTCATCGACAAGACCCCCGACATGCAGTACGCGCAGCCCGCGATCGAGCTATTGCGCGACAAGCGCATGGCGATCTACTCGCTCGCGGTCGACCCGGACACGATGGCGATGGTCGACTACGCCGCCGAGCAAGAGGCGCGCACCGCGTGCATCACGGCGGTGGCGACTTTCGTGCAGGCGGTGTGGCCGCTCGCGCAGGCGAAGCCCGATGCGACGCCGTTCCTCCTGCAGATTCTGCAGTGGCTGCTCGCGGGCTTCAAGGCCGGGAAGCAGATCGAGGGCGTGCTCGATCAGGCCATCGGGATGATGCAGCAGACGCCACCGCAGCCGCAGCAGCAGCAGCCCGACCCGAGGATGGTGGCCGCGCAGGCCGACGCGCAGGGCACCATGATGAAGGCGACAGCCGACGTGAAGTCGACGCAGATGAAGACC